TCCATCGAGCATCAACTTAGGCATTTTTTCCTCCGTAATTAACCTTGAGAGTGCTCATCTACAATTTTTCTAACCTCGGCTTCATCAGCATCGGGATCGATTACAAGATTGTTCTTAGTAATGTAAGCTTCAATTTCATCATACGGGCATGTCGTAGAGTCCCAATCAGGATCAACTTCTTCAACAGGCTTCGTATCTCTTACCGGAGCATCAACTGTCATCACTGCGGGTCGATTCAACCTGTACAAGGTCTCATGAACCGAACTACCCTCGTCAACCTCGTGAATAACAAGATCGGCGTAGTCTTCATGACCAAGACAATCGTTGAACACCTGAATAGGGACCTCGATAGAGTGGCCAGAAGGTACAAAATAGGGAGTGCGATGATGCCATACAACAATCTGCTTATCAGTAGGGTTTTGAACGATCTTACTTTTGCTCATTTCTGTGTGCCTCGATTAGAAGGTGGGTTATTTAAAGCTCCCATTGAGCCTTGCCCCATAAACGATGGGGACTTCCGAGACGGTTTTCCAGTTTGACCATTGCCTCCCTTCCCGTCCATACCACCCTCTGGCATAATACTGACAGGAGGAGCCATGAAATCTACAGTGATCCTTACATGTTCATCAAACTTGCCGCGTATAACTGGATGGAGCTGATAGAACTCCTCAGTTTTTCTAAACTTGTTATGTTCTGAAAGATGGATTTTGTGGTCCTCATAGTGTTGTGGTATGATCTCTTGTCCTTTAGCTAACAAGATGTTCTCTCGACGAGCTCTCATTCTATCTAGTTGATGCTCCTCAGAAAAGGCCTCAACAGGCATCGTATTAGATAAGAGCTCAAATAGTTTCTTAGTGTCCGGTTGACCGTACTCATCAAGTATGGCGTTCCGTTCAAAGAGATCTAAGTAAGTAGCTTGTAACGCAGCTCGACTCTGTGGGAGCGCACTACCAGGAACGATTCTGATGTTGGTAGTAAGGTCCGCTCCAACAAAGTTCTGTACCGTAAGAGCATCGGCAATGTCTGTACTTTCAATCATTCTCTCTTCAGAGTAGAATTGTTTAGCAATAGCGATCTTCATCATCGCCATGTAGCGCTTCGACTTTTCATAGTCACGAATGACCGGAGCGATGGTTGTGTCATCCTGTTCAAGTAGGTAGTTAATAGCAATCCCCGACTTAACCCCAGAGGGGACCTCCGCTCGAGAAACTTCGTGGCTTCCAGAGACAGTGTCCATATCCTGTCGATTCCGCTCAGTCTCTCGCTCGACTTGGACGGGCAACGCCACAGCCGGGAGGATTGTGGGTTCCTTGATTCCGGAATACTGGAGAATTTGACCGTGAATGTTAGCAATCTCTTCTTCATCGATGTTTGCCGTCTTGGGGAAAATGATTTTGTTTCGGCCAACGGTGGCTCTATTCTGAACAACGTCAGAGATAGTCTTGTTGTACTCGGCCTGTAAAGGTCGCATCGGCTCTACCGGGGATATAGACCAAAATCTCCCCGGCGCGAAGATACAATTGAACCTGACGAACGGAAGACCTCCGAACTGTCTGAGTGGTTCAACAGCATTGAAGGCCTTGTAGTAAGGATTTTTGTTTTTGTACAGGACTGTGAAACCATCGCCAGCGCATATTGTAACGGATCCCTCAGGATGTCCTTTATGAGGTTTCTTCCAAAGTTCATAAACATAGCAGAGCTCCTGCTTGTTGTGCGCTAGGGCACGGGATATTGCAGCGGAATTACCGATTTCAGGATTGGCCATGCCCATGAGTCTCAGAGAGAACTGATTGGCCATGTACATGTTAGTTGAGGGTGATACGTTGGCTGCTTTCCGACCCCAACGTTCCTTAACGAAATCAATTGGGAAGATCTTGACCTGCATGAACTCCCGAGTGTCCTTCATTCCAGTGGCATACTCAGGAACGTAGGCCTCGAATGGGGTTACAAGGTCGTCAAACACCTCACCGAGCTTGTATTCAACACCACCTTCAGGGGTGGCATTGAACCCAAGATCTTCGGGAGGAGTTAAACCACCTTGCATGTCCGCCTCAGGACCTGCTTCTTGGTAGAGTTCCTTGAACTCATCAATCTTGTCGATGGTCTTAGAAGTTCCCTCATCCGGATCGAAACCGACTTTACGAAAGCAATCACCACCTGTCAGTACCCAATTGATCGTCTGAGAGTCCATTTCATCTTCGTTATGGATCTCACGAAACCTAGACAGGAGCTTCCTAGTCATCGACGCTGAATGAAGGGCCTTGGATGTCCAACCGGTGGGGACGACGTCCTCAATAGGACGGTTCTTAGTCATCTTCGCGTGAAGATTCCTGATTCTTGGCTGAACTTGGTTGGAAGTAATGCGGATGGACCCCGCACTATTAGAAATCTCTGAGAGTTCCCCAGTAGCTATATTGTAGACTGTCCATTGGAAGCCATAATAAAAAGCTATATTGAGGAATTGGTTGCCTTCGAACGGAAGTTTGTACGATCTCCAAGCCTCGAATTTCTTCTTAAGCTCGTGACCAACGGTATTCTCGTGAACTGGGTTAGCTCGCCTACCACGTGCGCGCTTAATTGGCATTTCTCTTAGGCTCGCGAGGGACATCGCTGATCACCTGACCAGCCATTGCGTCCATCTCTTTTTGGTAGTCAGTGAGCCTTTGTTGGTAGTCTATGGAGGGTGAGGAAGATTCTACGTTAAGCAGTTTTCTAAGTCGTTCAACCTCATTCATTAAGCATCGTATCATATCTGAATTGCTCTGTACAACACTTTTTAACACATTGGCAGCATTTTTCGCTTCGACTATACTAAGCTTTATGTCGTAGTACTTTTTCGCCGTCATGAACATGACTTGTCTCCAAAATGGGGCCCCGGACGGCTCAAGTTCCGAGGCCCCGTGGGTCTTGACCATCTTGCTGTTATTTGCTACCCTTCGGCCCTCCTATGCCGGTGCCAGTCTGAACCGTACGACCGGTTGGTGTAGGGACCTTCGTGGTTGGTCCGTGTACCGGATAGCAGCCACTCTTGTAGCTACCACCCTCTGCGCCTGTCGCTTTCGGTGCCTTAGGCATTGATGAACCTACCTTTCGCTCGTGCACGAGCTCTCATTCCGTTAAGGATACGCTCCCGCTCAGCGTTGTCTTTTTCGTCGTAACCAACAGGTCTAGTATTAAAGCGTTCATGAATCTTATTCCTATGATCAACTCTATCCCATATCCTACCTTCTCGTGTTTTCCACTTCTTCCACTCTTTTGGCGCGCGAGTGGCTTGCGGTTTGGAAATAATCATGTAGCGTAAGCAATCAACTGTGTGGTCATTGGACTTTTCCGGTTCCTCAGGTTGGTTTCTGAATACACCTCGGATTTTCAACTTGCGCCATCGGTACTGAGGAATCTCTCGTATGGTGTTTTCACAGTCTGCAGTAACAAAAACTCTAGGTGAACCTGCTTTCCCGGTGAACGGGTTGATAAGATCAGGATAGACACGAAAATGTCGTAACATCATGTCTATTCCGGCCTTAACATCATTGTCCGCCGGAGCAAAGTGCAATCCTAATTCAGCATAGATGTCCCCCACACTATATAACCCTCTTTTGGGGTCTTGGAGTGTCTTATTGAAAATTGCTGGATCAGCCAACCAGAGATAGACATTGTCTGAACCGTTGAGCTCGTAGATTTGTTTGGCATGCCACTCAACAATCTGTCCAGCCGCGTAATGTTCTCTATATATGACGAGGAAACCTTCCGGATGTACAGCACCCCAGAGTACGGCAGTGGGGTTGTTTGTGCCATGATCGAGTACACAAACCCTGGCCCACTCATCAGGAGGCGTAAAGGGCCGTATGACGTGTACCTTCGGATCCCACGTGGTGATAATCTGCCCTTCGAAGGCGGACGGGTCGCCATGAATGTACCTCTTGATCCAGACCTCATCGTACGAGCCCATCAAGTCGTCGACGTAGTCCTCCGGGAGATGCGGATTCTCCATTGACGAGACATTAACCATAAGGTACTTCGGATCATCCTTATGCTTAACGCCAAAACGTTGGTATACCCAGTCGTGCCCCTCCGGGTTCGTAGAACCAAAGCCCACGCGTCTTGGTACGTTTGTTCGTCGTAGGCGACTCTGAAGCATGAGGAACACATTTTCAGGCACCTCCGTCATCTCATCAATACCGAACCAGCCGAGATTCATCGATTTCAACTTATCTGGGTCCTCTAAGGCCCTAAAAATAATAACGGAGTTGTTGAAGAGGGTGAGCTTATGCTCAGTTTTCTTGTACTCCTTGATGAACTCGGGGGGACATATATCGAAGAAATCGAACATGGTAGTATCACGCAGCTCGGGATAGTAGAGTCGACCAATGAGCCCGTAATTTCCGGGGAACTCAAGTGACAGGAGCAGGGCTTCCCAGTCAAGCGCCATCGTTTTCCCAGATCCCACGCCTCCCATGAATAGTTTGTACTTCGCTGGTGACTCATGAAACACCCTCTGCTTAGGCAGCGGCATATAGAAATCAGAAAGCTTGAACTCGCGAGCTTTAGCCATCGTCCCGTGTCGTAGCTATAGCTTGGTTAGCCCACATCCGTGCTTCTTCAAGTGCGGTGAGCGCTAGGGACAGCCCACGTGATGGGTTGGGGCATATGTCGATAAGCACTTCCCCAGCACGCATGAGCTCTTGCCCAACAGCCGCGTGGTGAATCTTGCGCTCAGCGTCTGGAGCAATGTAGGTAACTCGATTCCGCCATTCTTCAACAGTGACAGGCCTCATGAAATCCTCCTCAATTATTTCTTCGGTAACTTAAGCTTCGCTGGACGAGGTGCGCTGTAGTCTGGATATGGCACCTCGGTGAACTTGCCACTCGTCTTGTAGTCGTAGTACTTGTCACCTGGTTCTGGGGTGTGTCCCTCGGCCTTTTCCCAGACATGAGATCCGGCCCGCTTGATTCGTCCGCCCGTGAGTGCTCGACTACCCAACCGTCTTCCTCTTCCACGTTTCTTTGCTCCTGTAGGGTTATCCGGCATTTTTCTTCCTCCGTCTGTTACACCAGATCCACCAACCAATCAAGAGGATGATCGCCGGCGCACCTAGGGGACCGAACAAACCATTGATGAAGTCAAGGACCGCGGGGAACCAGATCCTCGGGTCAATCGCTTCCAGTGCTTTTGCCAAGTCGAAGGTCATAGGACGCTCCAACGAAGACTTTCCACTCATCAGGATCGAACGACACCGTGGAAGAGCATTGGCCGTAGCAGGTGTTCGAGGCAGGCTGAACGGCGTAACTCCAGACAGGTCGTTTCACACGTGAAGGGGCAGAGTGGCGGGTGCCAATGAGGAAGATCTCCCATCGACGTCGTTCGATCCCTACCTTAAGCAGCGGGTCAATGTCGTGGTTGTTCAACTCGAACCCGCCCCCAACGTTAAGATTCCAAGATCCGAACAGGTCATCCAGTGGACATGGTCCCTCCTTCTTAGGTGCAGTGGGACACGGGCTAGGACAATCACAGTCTGGACACGGTGGGCAGACCGCAGTACCGGGATTGCACTCGCAGGTGCACGCTTCCTTGACAACTTCCCGTAGGATGTCGATTTGTTTCTTACATCGAGAGTCCGATTGGCTTTGGGCTACGAGCTTTCCACCCGTGAGACCGAGTAGAAAGAACAGGCCGACGAGCATCCATGAGATCTTGGTCACTTTGCTGGGCACGTTGCACCTCCGCGTCTATATAATAATGATACGTTACTGATTGTTACCGACACATCGTAGAGTCTGGCAGGTGCCATTGGCGCAGCACATCTGGCAAGCACTTCGCCCGTTTACTTCAACGATGATCTCAGAACTCGTGGCCGTAGATCCCTCGATCTGTTCACAGTAATCTTCGGCCGCTTGACCACAGTCACTTAGATCATCGCAGGGCTGTGATGCCAAGACGATTCCATAAACCGCGATGCTTAGAACTACGAGCACTGCGACCCAATACTCTTTCCTCATAACGACCTCCTTTGGTTGTTTCAACCTTGGTCCCACTTTTCAGTCCCGAAAAAATTTTAAAAGTGACTCACTGAGTGAATGTGCCGTAGGAAGCTCTAATAGCTCTAATTGTTGCAATAGCATTACGCGTGGGGCCTTAATTGCTATACTTATAGTAGAGTTATTGTAGCAGTTAGTGTCTTTAGAGCCTGCGTATTCCTATAATTGCTATAATGATATAGATACTTATAATGTCTCAAGAGGTTCTATCGAGAGATTATAACTACCATATCACCTATAATTGCTCTAATACCTCTAATACCTCTAATTACTACGCTCTAATACCTCTATTTGAGTTATAGTTAT